GTAAAGCTCGTCATCTTCGGTGATTAGGTGCCCGATTCCCACGGTTGGGTAGCCGAGATGGTCCAAATATATCTCGAGCTTGCATCCTTCGTCGGCGGCTAGTTCTTTTTGTAGCTGTTCAAGGTTCATGGGATCCTCCTTACATGCAAAGGTCTTCGTACCGGGTGGTGTGCAGCCGATGCTGACTCATGTCAGCGGCGCGAACCGGACGCAATAGATTACGCAGCCAGCGGATCATTACGGTTGCCTCTGTGCAAGTTGCTGCGTGGCAGGGTTGTTGCCAGCCAACGCGGCACGGCGCTGCTGTTGTTGCGGTGTGAGTTTGATGCCAGCGAATAGACCGCCTGTGGCCGGAGTGGGTGCGGGGGCCGGCGCTGCCAACGGAGGAGTAGCTGCGCCGGGAGATTGCGCCCCCGCGTTCGGTGCCGGCGTTACCGCCGGAAGATCCAAGGTCCGAGTTTCGCGAGGCTCCTCAAAAGAAGAGAGCTTCCTGTTACCCAGTTCGAACCTCATGCCATTGAGCCTGACGAGAGGTAAAGAGTTACCGTTGTCACGAACCTCGCGACGAGTTTCCTTGCTGATCTTCATCGGCACAAAGTCACCCCGCATCAACTGGCTGACATTGCCGATCTTGTACTTTTTCATAGCTTTGCGGATTTCGAAGTCACTCATACCCAAAGATCGCATGTCTTTCACGGTCTGGTACATCTTGCTCTGTACTCGAAACAGGGCTTCGTTTGCGTTCTGGTAGGCATTCAGTGCTTCGTCCTCGGTCAGCGAACCTCGGGTCTTCACCGCCGTGTTGAAAAGCTGCCGTGCTCCTGTGATGTTGCCTGCATAGTCAAAGGACGAGTACATGACAATGTTGTCGGGCTTCACCTCGATCTCAGTCAAACCAGTCAGTGCCCGCAAGAACTCACCCGCAGCTTCACGCTGGTTACCAGCCGGATCCGGGCCGAGGTTAAACATGCCACGAACAAACCGTCCCGGCTCGATGCCCGGAGCCTGAGTTGTCTTTTTCTGCGCCTTCAACTCGAACGGTGAACCACCGGGGTTGAACGCTTCCATCGTGTGAACGAAACTCTTCAGCAGCTTATCGCCACTTGTGTCCACATCACGGTAGACACGAGCACCAGTCTTGGTCCGCCCACCTCGAATCGTGGTGTCCACCAGCTTTTCTGTGACAATCGACTCGCTGGCAAACGGGTTGAAGATTTCGTTCAGTGCCTGGAACCCAGCGTTCGCAGCTATCGAGGCGCTGTCCTTGCCAAGATCCTGCCCGTCAGAGATGGCGTTATAGATACCCATGATCGGACGTTGCAGATAATCATACGGATTGGTGTAGCTGAAATCGACGTAGCCCTTCAGGTTTCCTTCGTCATCGACCGACATTGGAATCAGACGGCTGTTGCGAGACCACTCGGGTCCAGCACGGCGGGCGGCATCAAGCTGATCTTGTGTAACACCGGTCAGCATCTTAGCTGTTTCTTGCAGAGCCACAGGCAGTGCCGTCGTAGCAAAAGCAAGACCAGTTAGCCGCCGCATGCCAATCTCGTTCAAAGATTGCGCCGCCTGTTGCGCCGCCTTCAGACGTTCACCCTCATCGGCGATGTCACTGAACCTAGCAAGAAAGTCTGGGTCATCGGCGCGGACGGCGATCTCATCCAGAGACTTCTGCAAAGTGTTAACACTCGTGCGAATAATTTCTGCCGGGAAAGCGATGAAGTTACCAACAGGTAGCTTACGGATCTCTTTGATGATCTGCGGAACACGCTCGTAGTTCGGCACGTTGTTCTTAACGATGTTCGCTGCGTACTCATCGATGTTCATCCCAATGGCACGTTCAGCGTTTTTGACGCTTCCGAACTTCGATAGCAGCTTGCTCTTCTCGAACTCGAAGTTGTAGATCTTCCACACATCGTCACCGCCTTGGTAGCCCTGACGTGCGAGGTTAAGGATCTTTGATCGAGAGAAGATATTGCCGGGCTTGCGTCCTACCTGAACACCGGCGATGACCTCGTCGGCCTCTCGAGTCACACCAAGACCCTCGCTCAGAAGGCGGTCGATCTCACGAAGCTGGGCCTGGTTTCCGATAACACCCAACTCTTGCAGCTTGCCGTAGTAGCCGATGCTGTCTCCGCGTTTGCGAATGTTGTTGGCAACAATCGCGAAGGACTCGCCAAGACCGGCGCCCCTACCTACATTGCCCTGTGCTACAGCAAACATAGCAGCAGAGGTCACGTTACGAACCTGTGTGATCGGCGAGAGAACAGTCTTGGTAAACTGCGAAGCACCCTTGGCCTTCAAGAACCCGCTGTACAGACCTCTTGCAACATTCTTAACAGTCTCGTCTTCGGTAGCAACAACCCGAGTCAGATCCGTGTACATTCGATTACTGACAGCCACATCCTTAGCAGTGCCCCAGTAATCCTCACTCAGCACCGTGTACTCGCGGCGAAGGTCCGGGGGCAGTGCTTTGTAGGCATCACTCGTCAGAACACTGCCTGTGTCTTTCGCACTCCGTGCGATGTTGTACATGAACTCGTCGTTGGCAACGAACTCAGCCATGTCCGTGACAGTCGAGATGAACGCTTCTTGCGGATCCTTAATCTCACCCAGCATCCGGCGGATGGCAGGACTGCCAACTCTTTTTGCCTTAAACAGGTCAGTCTTGAGACGGTCAACGGCAACGCGGTTGTTACCCTTCGGCGAGGAGTATGCTCCTCGCTTCTGAGATCCGATACGAAGAAAGTCTTCGACGAGTGCTTCGGCCTCGGAACGCTTAACCTTTTCTCCGGCACCTACACCGAAGAAGTGATCTTCGGGTGCCGTGACTGGAAGATCATCCACTGGTCTGCCGCTGTTCTGGACACGCTCGTAGAAGGAACGATAAACGTCCGGCGACTGCTCGAACATCTTGATCGTATCTTCCTTGGCCTCTGCAAACTCAGTGGTTTTCTTGAAGCCTTCGTCCTCGAAGAACCTGTACTTGCGCCGAAGGTAGGAGCCAATGTTGGCCTTGATCTCTGCGGCGATGTCCTCCGACTCCTTGTTGTTCAGGAAATCGGACTTCAGGATCTGGTTCGACATGCGATCCACCTGCCGGCGCATCCGCATAACGGGACGACGAACGGCTTCGGGGATCATGTCGATGGTGGTTTCACCGGTGAGGTAAGAATAAATCTCGTTGTTGAGATCAGCGCGGGTCAGAGCAGTTTGTCCCACCATAATCTCGGACAGCTTACCCTTGCCGACGCCGGCATCGTACAAATCATCTATGCCGCGTTCTACGTCGGAAACAGTTCTTGCGGCATAGTTGATCTGCTTCTCGACCTTACCGCGAATCTGCGACCGTGCCTCGGCCATCTCCTCGGTAAGGTTTCCACGGAAGCGGAAGGCCGAAGCCACCTTGTCCAGAGTTTCTTCGCTGACGCCTGGAATCTTCTGGAGAAGTTTTGACCCGCTTGTTGCCAAAGCAGTGCCAGCCTCAAGCGTGGCACGTGCGGCGCGGGCACTTGTTGGCCCTGCAACAGCACCAATCGCACGACTGGTTCCTGCGCCGAGAACCTTGAACAGAGGCTCTGCTAGGGCAGTGGCCCCAGCAGCCTCCACACCAAAGCGCAGCTTGTTCCCAATACGAGCAAGCGCAGCATCCCGGCCTTCGAGACCAATAAGATCTACTGTTTGTGTGGGTCCACCCTCGAAGAAGTCCCCGATAGTGGTGTTACCTGTTGTAGAAACAGCGGCATCTACAAGACCGGCAGCGCCGATCTGAGAAAGGCGCTCCATACCCTTGCTGAGATTCTTCGCCTTCGAGAACTTGCTAACAAGCGCGACACTGCCGACGCCGGGAGCAAGGACAGGGACCAAGAACTGAGTGGCGGCTTCCGCAATCTCACCAGCAGCGCCTTCGGGATCGATGCCTGCGGCTTCTCGAAATCCTTCGAAGAGATTGGTAACATCCTGCGCGTAGTTGGTGTCCGCAGCCAGATCAACAAGAGAAGCACCAAGCTCACCCACACCCTGCGGTATGGCAATAAGACCGGAGGTCACGCCTTCAGCTATTTCCTGAAAGGTGCTTTCTTTCTCATCCTCGCCGGTAAGACCAAGCTCTCGCTTTCTCTTCTGCTCTTCGGTGAGTTCGATGCCCGCGAAAAGGCTCATATCACCACCTACTCGCTGGTCTCTTCTGTGATGTTCGCTGCGCCTTGAATGTCTCTGTACATCGCAATCAACGCCTCTTGAAGCTGACTTATTTCTACTTCCTCTGGTTTAATAGTAAGCTCTTTTCCGATCTCTTTACGAAGCTGACCCATCAATTCTTCGTTCCCGAGGCTGTCGGAGACAAATGTTTCCGCGCTTGGTGAGGCAGCGGTTTTCTTGCCGGTGATCGACTGAACGATGACGGCACCGATTTCGTCTTCATCGAGATACTTTTCGTACAGCCGCTGAGTATCACTCGGCAGCGAGGCGGTGAACTCGGCAAGGCGGATACGGAACGCTTGATCGCTAATACCCTGCTCAATGGCGAACTCTTGCGCCGCGATTGTCTTGTCGAGATCGTAGAGTCTACCCTTCGCAGCCTCGCGGGCTTGCCAGTCATGCGTCATGACAAGACGGTTGTAAGCATCTTCTCTGTTCTTCTGGTTCTCTTCGCCTTGGAACTTCTGATTAATCGCTGTCAACGCTGTCTGGAACTGCTGCTTGGAGTTTTCGATCTCTCTTGTCAGATCGCGGCTCAAAGAATTCTGCGCCGCCTGCCAAGATTGATTCGTGGCCTGCATAGCCTGTTTGGCTGCAAGCGCCGTATCTTGCAGCGCCGCCTGCGCGGCCTCACCACCAATCCGCTCACTGGTTGTGAAGGCCCGAGCCTCTTCGGCAGCGATCTCTTCACCGACCTCTGTGGTGGCAAGAAGTTTCAGTTCACGTTCTTGCTGCTGTTGCTGTTGCTGAAGAGCGCCCTTGACCTCGCCAAACTCAGCAAGCTGCTGACCGGCACCCGCCGCGATATTCGACAGAGCATCTTCCGACTGTCCGGCAGCAATGCGAAGACCCAGCATCATCAGGTTGTAGTTTTTATCGGTGCGAACATCTTTGGCTTCGTCCTCACCGAGAAGATCCTTCAGTATTTGATACCGCTGCTCAACACGTTCCTTGCGAGAAAGTTTTGGATCGATGTTGAGAGCTTTGTCGTTCTGCTCTGCCTGATCCTTGGTGGCAGTGGTGCCCTTGCCGGGACTTTTCTTCTTTTCAGCTTCAGGGCCAACACCGTCAGTAGCGAACGGATCTTTCCGAGCAGGTTCTGCTTTCGCATCGATCTCGGTTCTGAGAGCGGACAAGTCTTCCGCCGCAGTGGTCTCTGGCGCATCTGGAGTTCCGGCTCCGGGCGCTGCGTCTGGTGCGGTCCTCGAAGACTCAAGATCGCGCAGACTCTGCGACTCAGCAAGACGCATACGCTCAAGTGGGGACAGCGGAACAGTGCTTCCGCCAGCGGCATCCTCTGCGATACGACCGTAAGGAAGCGCACCAATACCCACCTTTGTGGTGTTGGCAAGGTCACGCAGAATGTCGTACTCACCTGCAACCACGCCCTCGGGGTCCATGTCTGCCGGCTGACGGTAGCCTTGATCCCTAAACATGTCCGCTTGCTTTTGCATACGCAAAGACTGAACCGTGTTGCTGCGAAGACGATTCATCTCTTCAAGTCTGGCTCGGGCTTCAAGCTGATCCTGCGTTGGCGGCAGGCTACCGAAATCTGTCAGGATGTTTCCAGGAGTGAACGAGCCAACCCGGAAGAATGGCTCCGCGCTGTCAAGTCTGGCTTGCTGTCCTGCGGGAAGCGGCTTGGTGAAACCTGCATATGGAGCACGGCGCTTGGTCGGATCGGATACCGGCTGGTTGCCCGGGATGTAGTTTACCATAGCGCCCGTCTGCGCCCGCATCGGTTCGCCCTGCGCCATCGCCTTCTGCGCTGCCGTCATCAACGGAGCAGAAGAGGCCAAGATCCCAGTTGCACGTCTCGCGGCTCGTGGATCACGGAACATCCTACGGTTCAGGGGATT